CTCCTGAAAGTGATGTATCACCGTTAAGAATAACATCTTCGATGTCATTTCCTGCCTGTGTTGCCATCAAACGTGCAATATGATCTTCTAGATCTGCACCCTCGATGTTGTCTTCTAGAGACTCTGTTGAAAGCTCCCAGTCCATGCGAAGCTTCTTTGTTGTAAGAGAGATCTTTGAGAAAGTTACTGGTGAATTAGCTCCAGTGTTGTCTGCCTCGGTTGCAAGCTTCATAAGCTTCTCGCCAACGGACATACGGTCAATCTCGGCTGTGTCTGACTTCATACGTACTGTACGTGCGACCTTACCGATTACGGTTGCGTCGAACATATAGTCAAGGAAGCGAGCTGATTGTTCTGGGTTAAGAAGACCACCGTTGCCATTTTCAGACGCTGTGTGTACTCCTGCTCCACCAGTTGTTGAACCGAATCCAGTTGATACCTGAGTACCAGCTGCAACGGCCTTTTCTAATGTTTCATTGCTCATTGTTTTATACCTACCTTAGTTAAATATTTCGTTTACGGAACCGAGGAAAGAACCGTTCCATTTAGATTTTTTGATTGTTACTTCCTCTGATCGGCCAAGATCAGAAGACTTCTTAATTGCAGTCTCGGATTCTACTGCATCGACACGCTTTTGTACACCATCAATCGTGTTCTTGATATCATTTACAGCGCTTGAAAGCACTGCGTGTTGTTCTGCCAACTCTGAAATTCTGGTATCTACGCTCTTGCTAAAGGTTTCAACAGTCTCTTTGATTGCTGTTACCTGTGTAGCATTTGCCTCAGATGCTTTGTTTAGAGTTTCTGAGAAAAAGCCTTTTAGATCGCCTAACATCTTTGCAAAATCAGGTTCATCAACCTTATCTTCTGATACTTCGGCTGCTTTTTCCAGAGTTTCGGCAGAAGGGTCTTGTGCTACTGCATCTTCAGTAGAAACTTCAACTGCTGCTTCATCTGCAACTACTTCTGTTTCTTCAACTGCTGCTTCTGTTGCTGCGGCTTCGGCTGGAACTTCAACAGCTACATCTTCTGTAACTACTTCTGTGTCTTTGCCTACATTAAGTTTTTCCACTTCATTACCTCCTTCTGCGTTTGCCTGTTTTGCATTTTTTTGTGTTTCAGGCAACGTAAATCTTGAATGCTTATATGCATCAAGAATCTTATCTATCTCTTTTGATTTATTAACATCTGAACTTTCTACCCAGCCTATTAGTGTTGCTGGTCTACCAGATACTGGCGAGTCATATGTCTTCTCTGTTGAGATAAAAACAGAGTCACTGTCTTCACAGTAAAATATGTTTTCGGTTACTACACCTACTGCAATACCCTTAAACATTAATTCTCCATTTACTTTCTGTACGGAAAGTATGTTGCACAATTCATTTGCTGGTGAATCAACAATTGAAAGCTCAATCAATTCGTAGTTCTTAATAAATCTTACAGTTTTACCATTTGCCTTGTTGACTTCGTTATCTGACTCAAGAATCTTTCCGCCAATTGAGAATCCCGATAGGGTTCCGTCTAAAACCTTTTCCCAGGTATCTTGGGCACCCTTTGAAATGTACGCATCAACATACACTCCGTTATAAAATTCTTTTGCCTTTGGATCGTAGAAAGTTTCTGGCTTAAAGGAAACCATTTTACCAACTGCGTTGGATCCATGCATCTCACGAATATTTCCACGGAAATTTTCAAATGCTTTTAGACTTGACTCTGCTGTTACAACATCGCCTGTTTGATCAATGTTATCTAGTGTAGCAAATCCAGAGACAGTTCTTTTTTCACGGTTAACCTTAGTAAAAGGTACCGACAAATTAATGACGTTTCCATCACTGGTCCATAAAGACTTTTCAATGTTCATATGCTTAATTTTATAGTGTTATATACTATAAAGCAAATAACAGTTGAGTAGACTTAGTCAACCTGTCTTCCGTCGCCTTTAGCATTTCTGCCTTCCCCTGAATTATCTGGGGCACTTGCCTGTCTATCCTGAGATCTTTGTCTCGTATTTCCAGCCTGACTTCTTTCTTCGGCTGCCTGCTGAGGCTTTAATTCTACGACTGTATCTCCGCCATCAATTGGAATCATACCTTTCCTAATTCTAACTTCATTAGGGGTAATTACCTGCATTCTTAAATATCTCTCATCAATCTTAGACTGGGTATCTTCATCAGTCAATGTCAACTCATTGAATTTAAGGGTGAGGGCATCTGTTTTTTCATCAAATATTGCATTAATTTTTTTCTCAAGTATCATTTGGGCTGGTCGGCAAACCTGCTCTTTAAATGTTTTATCTGCATCACGAGCAACCGCTAAATTAACTCCCTCTGGCGTTCCAATTTTATTAATTGGGACACGGTGGGCTAACAGAATTTCATCTCTATTTGATTTACGATATTTCTCAAATGAGCCTTCTTGATTTCCAGCCTCAATTGGCTCCATTTTAAATTCAACTTTTGAGTCTGGGCTATCTGCTGGAAGTGGGACATAAAGAGATCTATGATTTTTTCCTTTTAATCCAACCTGGAAGAACTCAAGCAATTTACGCTCTGACTCTGGAGAAAGCTTTGCTCCCTTTACTGTAATAATATATCTTGGGACCGCTTTGTTTTCAAAGTAATCTAGGTTATATCTTCCAGACAACTCGTTTCCAGCTAGGGCTACCTGTGCAGCAATAATGTCTGGGATACCATAATAGTTATTCATAGGAGTATATTTCTTTAAATGAATAATTTCGTTTGGACGGTCTTCTTGTCCAGCAATTGGATTCTCTGTTTCGTTATCTCCAAAATTATTAAAGAATACTGCCTTACCATAAAGTAATTGAACAAAGCCATCTCTTAGTCTGCGAACACGCATTGTCTTTGCTGGTATATGTCCAATATACCCGATGTTTCCGCCTGTTGTTCTGCCGATCTCTATATAACCATTACCTGTGGCCTCTAAATCAGTGTATACTTTAATAAGAGTTTGTGTAAATGTATCTTCATCATTTGTTGTGTCTAGCCATGCGTGTAGATCTTGACGTAGCTTGTTTAGCTTTCTACGTGCTCTTTCTAATTGCTTTTCATCTGTAATAGAATCAAAAGCATCGTTAGTCTTTTTTGTTTCAATAAAATCATACCCTAGACCTACAATATTAGCAACCTTTGCATTAATTGCTGCATAATTATATGTAGAAATTTCATAAACCTTAGAAAGATATTCTTGATTATATGGTGGCTCAATAAGGTCAAACATAGCGTATCCGCTAATTGCTTGTGCAAGTAGGTTTTGCTGTGTGCCAGTTTCTTCTATACCAGTAAATGACTTAGAAAATTCTCTATTAATTCTGCGCTTAAATGCGGATCCTAGCCCTCTTACCTTTTTTAACTCTTCTAGCCCCATTGAAAATGGGTCGTTGCTTTTTTCGTCTTTCTTAAAAGAAAACCAATCAGCAGTATTTGATATATCAATAATGTTTTGTGAACTATCTTCACCTAAGAATTCTACTGTCATTTTAGACCACCTATTTTTTTCATTTCGTCTTTGTAGTTACCAATATCATAAGGATCTGGTATTAGTCCCCATTCGAGTCTTTGTTTTTGATGCTCGAATTCTTCGTCATCAATTTTTCTTCTTGCTGAAAGAAATTTAGGCCCGCCCTCATATATACCATATGAGCGAACTTCTCTAGCCAAAGCATCGATGTTGGATCTATTACCTTTTTTGGACGTGACCGAAAGAAAATTTCCATCGTCATCTCCGATCCATCTGCCGTCTGGCATTTCCCAGACATAGATTCCTAGGCTCGATTCTTCTTCTAGAATCCTAGTTTTAGTTCTATTAATATCCATAGACATAAATCATACCATTATTCTCTGTTAAAGTCCAGAGTAGGTACTCTGGGTGGACAAATTTAAAGACTTACTGACTCTGGCTCTACCACTGTTATAAAGAAAGGAGTAGAATCTTCACCTAAGTTGGACTCTGAAATTCCAAAAGATGTGTCATCAATTTCATTTACGATATTCCCAGTATATAATAGATAGTGGTTTAATATATTATTTACAGATAGGCTGGCCTCATATACGGCCAAATTATTATACATATGGCCTAAGCCAGACTTGGTGTCATCTTGATTTTGATTAAACTTAATATTTGTATCCGCCGAAGTAAAATTGATCACAATGTGATGAGGTGTATCTACAACCAAAAACTCCCAAACATTTGTGGCAGATGTCCAATTTATACCATTTACGTAAATTGATGCTATTCCTGATTTTGTTATTAGCCCCGCATTGTCCCACTCATATTTACTTGATGTGCCACTTACTAGAACATTCTCGTCATACTGGGGAGTAAATATAACTTCTACAGTTGAAACCGCTGGAATATTATTTAAAGAAAATCCATGTCCATCATACATGACCAGCCCATTATTTTTATTATATGAAAGAGTCTTGCTATTCACCTTTGGCAAAGCATAGTCATAGATTGACGATACATAATATCCTGAGTTATCGCTATAGAAGTTTTTTGAGCTGTAGAATCCTATGTCTAGCGATTTTAAAATGGGCAAGTATCTTGTAGTATCACTTGAAGATAGGGTTACCCTTAAATACAGTATGTCTGAAAACTGATTATCATTTTTATTAAAATAAGGCAGTGGGCTTCCATTTGTACATTCCTGCCAGGAAATATTATCTATGCTTGCCTCTACCAAAATACCTTTTACATCATTTTCCCAGTGTATCTGTGATGTAGTAATTCCTAAATAGTCTGGAACAATAAAATGATCTGTAAATGAAAATGAAGCTGATCCTGATGTTTCTGTTTCTGGGATATATATGTAAGATTGGTCATCTGATATAGATAATCCGTCTACTACCAATTCACTCCATGATTTAGAGACTGGGTAGCTATAGGCAAATTTACGCTGAAGAGATTCTGTGTTCATGGTAAACAAATAACCGTTATCTACAGAAACAATTTGAGAAACATTAACTTCTCTTGTTCCTTCATTATAATGATTTAAAATTTGAGAACTTGATAAAGCATATCTATAAAACCCTACTGAATCTATTACTAGCCTTCCAGTTGAGGGACCGCTTTTAAATGTTACAGATTCATTTAAAAATCTATAGTTGTCTATGGAAGTTGTATCTACCAATAAACCGTTTACATATAGCGATAATATATTGCTTTGAAATATTCCAACAACATGAATTGCTTGAGAATTAGATACTGTATATTCAGCCTTATTAGATCCTACCCTAAAAACAATGTTTCCATTTTCATAAAAGATACCAGTATTTATATTTGTATCCCCAACAATTGTTGAAGTAACATTATAGCCTGGAAGCGCACACCAAGCTTCTATAGAAAATGGATTATCTTTATAATACTTAGTTGCTATTCCTTTTGGGGAGTATGTTACTGTTGTTGCACTTAATATTTCAGTTCCTCTAATCCCACCAGAAACTAAAGGCATAATTTCTTTTGATGAAGCAAATGAGGCTGATCCATTATTTAAGCTACCAGAATAATCGTAAACGTCAATGCCAGTAATCTCACCGTAGGTAAGTCCACTGTCTTTTAATTCTTGATAGGTATCAAATTGAGATAAAATCTGGCTATACCCTTCAATAGAACCAGACTCAACTTCATCTAATAAATAAAATGAGTTTGGAAAGTCGTTTAAGACTGTATTTTTATATGACATTCCATCCTCCTATTTTTATTAAAGTGCTGCTATTTGTGTTTGCTTTTCAGCAATAAGTGATTCAAGCTTTGATACTGAATCTGCATTTGGTTCTGTTTTTGCATTTTCTGCAATTAACTGAACTTCTAAAGAGTACATTTGATACTCAAGGTTTCTTACTTCTGCATCAACAATTGCTGCTTTTTCATCATTTGTTAGCTTTGTATATGTTGCCATTTTATTCTCCTTTTTTATAATTCAGCCAGTAGCTGACTGTAGGTATTTTTTTCAGATATTAAGTTATCTAAAATTTCTTGATTAGAAGGCTTGCCCTCTAAAACCTCATCTTTATATGGACTTATCCAATCAATTAAATTGGATACCTCATTAATTTTACCATTTAAAATTCTTATCTTATCTTGTGTATTTATCATATTATGCCCACGATGTTGACTGCGCTGTTGAAGTTCCTGCAGAGTTTGATGCAGTAACGCTTACCCATCTTGCCCAAGAATAGGTAGAGCTATTTCTAGTAACTGTTTGAGTTCCACCAGATCCTGCTGTCCAAGTTCCACTTCCAGTACTTGAAGCTAGAACCGATCCTCCATTTGAATTAGAAAATTGAATGCCCCAATCATATGAAGTAGGAACAGATCCACCAGTGTGTGTCATACTAAGAGTCCAGGTCGAGGTTCCGCTAACAGATGCATATGAATTTGAAACGCTTATTGTTGGTTTTGTTACTGTAACTGGATTTGTTGCTGGGCCAAGTTCTCCTGATGCTACTTCAGAACTTGTTCCTGCAGAGTTTGATGCAGTTGCAAATGCTTTAAAATAATATCCTGCATCACTAGCAGCTACGGTATAGCTTGTTGAAGTTGAGTAGCTTGATGCCACTGTAGTTTCATAAGAAGCTACATTTTGTGTTCCTCTTGTTATTTTAATAAAATATGAAGTTGGAGATCCAGACCATCCGCTTGTAGATGCGGATAGTGTACTTCCTGTTGAAACTCCTCCAGAAAGAGATGCGGATCCTCCCGAAGGAATAACAACAGGTTGTGCTAATGGTCCACCTTCAGTTCCAGCTGTATACCCAGATGTACCTCCAGAATTTGTTGCTGATGCAAAAGATCTATAATAATATCTACTTGATCCATCATAGTCCGATGCTGGAATTGTATATGTTGATGATGTTGTATTTCCTGGAGCGGCAACTAAAGTTTCGCTCATAACTACTCCTGGAGTTCCCCTATATAGTCTTAAATCATATGAAGTTGGACTATTGCTCCATGATCCAACTCCGTATGTCAATGTTTGTCCTGCAACATATCCGCCTGTTGGAGAAAGTGTAGGGGCAGAAGTATTAACAGGTATTGGATTTGATAATGTTATTGTAGAGCTTGTTGTATATGCAGAATATTTTGTTGTTGCAGCTACAGCAGTTCCATACTGTATTCCATAACCCTGATTATTTGTTGATCTTGGGTATACAGAAAAAGTTCTTGCATTTTCATCTGGAGCTGTATAAATATAATAATTGTTAGTTCCTGTGTTGGTATAGAAAGATCCATTTATATATAAATCATATGAAATAGCTCCTACAGAAGATCCCCAATTTATATAAAGTTGTTTATTTGTATTAACTCCTCTAATTGAAACGCTTGCACTGCCTGCAGTTCCTGTTCCAGAGAATGTTTTTGCAGCTGAATTTACTGATGGGGTTCCTGCAGTTCCTCCGCCGATAGCTTCAAAATAAGTAGAAACAGAATCAATTGTAGTCCAACTTCCAGAATACGAAAGCCCTGTATTGCTAATAGAAACTGAGCTTGGTGCGTTGGGTGTTGACGTATAATCAGTTACACTAATTGATGTGACTTGCGGAAGCATTGTAACTCCAGTAGTAGCTGAAGAAGGGGTATTGCCTCTAAAATTAGTTGCTGTTACTCTACAACCTATTATTTTTTCTACATCATCGTAACCTGTTGTGTATGTACTACTTGTTGCGCCAGATATATCGGATCCCGATCTTGTCCATTGATAAGAATAAGATGTTGGATTATATGCATCATTTGAATTCCACGATCCTACTGATACAGCATATACACAGCCAATTCTTCCTGCTATCCCGCTTGAAGTGCTAATTGATGGTGCTGCAGTATTTGATGGATACTCTGGATAATTTATTACCCAAGATGATCCGTTAAAAATCCATGCTTGTTTTGCGGTAGCCCATGAAGAACCATTATATATTTTTAATGATTTTTGTGTTTGCCAGGTTGTTCCATCATATGCTTTTATAGTCATATGCTATCCTAGTAGAAAATATATAAGTCGCCAGCTGCAGTGCCAGTTGGAGGCGTTCCAGTTGTATTATAAAATATCTTATTTGAATTTGCCGTGTTAGTTCCATTTGAATATGCTGTTGTTGCAACGCTTACGCTTCCGCCTAATGCTACTGCAGATCCATTAATTGTAATTGATGAATTTGTAAGTTTATTATTTTCAATAGACCCAGCCAACATTGCATTTGTAATTGATCCATTTGCTGGTGTGGTTGTTACGGTTTCCCACACTGGAGAAGATCCATCTGTACTTAAAAATTTTCCAGCGTTATTTAGTTGTGATGGAAAACTTGCACCATCTGCTCCAGGAACTCCTTGAATACCTTGAATACCTTGAATACCCTGTGCGCCCTGTGGTCCTTGAGGTCCCGTTAATCCTGTATCACCCTTAACTCCTTGAATTCCTTGTGTTCCTTGAGGTCCAGTTGCACCTGTGGCACCTTGAAGACCTTGCGGACCTTGTGGGCCAACAATTTGACCAGCTGAAGTCCAGGAAGATCCTCCCCATATATAAAGGTCGCCGTCTGCGTCTACAATCCTTGCATCATTAGCACTATTACCTGTTAAAGGTAAAGCACCTACTGTTGCTACTGATGACTTAACATTAATAGATGTTCCTTGTGGTCCCTGAATACCTTGAGGTCCCTGTGGTCCAACTTCTCCCTGTGGTCCCTGCTCTCCAGTTGTAATTCTTTGTAGAGTCCAGGCAGTTCCATCCCAAATCCATGTGTTTCCTCCAGCGGTGAATGACTGATTCAACGATGGACTATTTGGAAAATCTATTGCCATAATATCTCCTATATCCCTGCAATTGCTCTAGCTTCTGCATCAGTTAAACCTAAAGATTTTAACTTATCTAAAGCTGAAACTTTAACTGGGTCAAGACCAACTTCTGTAGAGTCTATTTCTACAGTAGCAGATAATTCATTTTCTCTTTGCTGAAGTTCTTCTTCAGTATATTCTCTAAAAACAATTTCTTGAGTTTCTAAATTTAATTCATTGACTTGTGACATTATAGCATACCCCATAGTCTCCAAGTTCCGCCACCCCATGTGCCAGAACCAGTACTTATATTTATAGAATTTATAACAGATGATGCGTTGTAGGATCCGCCCACTACTTCAAACTGATCATAAACAATACTAGATGTTACGTTATTTGCAAGAATTCCAGTATGTGATAATATAACACCTTTGCTTGTAGTGTTATTAGCATTTGTTACACGTAAAAATCCAGATCCATATGTATGTCCATTAAAGTATGTTAAAAATGTTGGAATACACAATGTGGTAGTTACTGAAAGACCATTATAGGCAGTTCCGCCATAAGTTCTACTTATTTGAAAATCATAATCTGAAAAATTAGTACTATTATTTAATTTAAATAATGGACTTGCAGATGTTGTAGAATATACTCCACTAAATGTTAAAAATAATTCTTTATATGTTCCATTCAATCCAGAAAATGATACTGTAGATCCTCCTGTAGATTGCACCATACCTATATAGGTCCAGATTCCGCCGCTTGTGCCTGCTGGGCCTTGAGGACCAATTTCTCCCTGTATTCCCTGTATTCCTTGAATACCTTGTGATCCTTGGGGACCAGTTGCACCTGTATCACCTGTGTCGCCTTTTAATCCTTGTGGACCCTGTGGGCCTGTTGCGCCTGTAGCGCCTGTAGCGCCTGTAGGACCCGTGTCGCCCGTAGCGCCTTGTGGACCCTGTGGGCCTTGAGGACCAACAATTTGTCCAGCCGATGTCCAAGATGAGCCATCCCAAATATAAAGATCTCCATCAGATTCTACAATTCTTGCATCATTAGCAATGTTACCACTTGTTGGAAGAGCAGCAACTGTTAATACAGATGCTTTAAGATTAATAGAAACTCCTTGAGGTCCTTGAATTCCTTGAGGACCTTGGGGTCCTGTTGCACCCTGTGGACCAGATAAAGATGATCCTGTTTCTACCCAAAATGAATCATAATATGTATAACTTTTACCATTTTCTGAATTAAACCACGCCTGCCCATTTATTGGATTTAATGGTGGGGTTGCTGATGTTATAGAAAAGGTTGCTTGTGTTCCTTGAGGACCTTGTGGGCCTATATCTCCTTGCGGGCCAACTGGACCTTGTGCGCCAGTAGAACCTGTTGATCCTTGAATACCCTGTGGGCCTTGAGGACCTATAGGACCTGTCTCTCCTTGAATACCCTGTGAGCCTTGAGGACCTGTCTCTCCTTGTAAACCTTGTGTTCCTTGGGGACCTGTAGCTCCAGCGGGTCCTTGAATTGGGCCTGAATTATCCCAGGTATCTGTTATATCATTCCATAAATACAAATTACCTTGAATTAAATATCCGTCACCAACTAATCCAGTGGGGTGTGCAGATTGTAATGCTGACAGTGTAGGATATGTTCCAAGTATGTCTACTCCAGTACCTGCTGGGCCTTGATCGCCTGTGTCACCTGTGTCGCCTTTTAATCCTTGTGGACCTGTAGGGCCTGTTGCGCCTGTAGCACCTGTCTCTCCTTGTAAACCTTGTGGTCCTTGAGGTCCCTGTGGGCCTGTAGGGCCTGCAACTGTGCTAGCCTGTCCTTGAGGTCCCTGTGGACCTACTGCGCCTGCTGGTCCCTGTGGACCTGTAGCACCTGTTGCGCCTGTAGCGCCTGTAGCGCCAGTCTCTCCTTGTGGTCCTTGAGGTCCTGGATTATTTGTTAAATAGTTATCTATGTCTGTAGCTAAATAGCCAAGGTCTCTAGGGACATCTGGCGACATGTCTAATGTCGGATATCTGAAACTTTTAGGTGTTACATTTCCTGGCATTTTTAAATTATACCACTCTCAGGGTTATAAGCCTTTTAACGCTTATTGTTTGAGCCTTTCATTGCTTAGTTTTTTAAACTACTTCAACCCCAGAGACTATTATGCTTACTCCACCAGTGACATTTGCAGATGCCCAAATAGACTCTCCAGCATTAACAATCAATGTAGTTTCTGTGGACTTTGTTGTATTTTCTGCAAGTAAGACATCTCCAAAAATTCTATTTGCTAAACCTGGAGTCTGTCCGAGTGGAACTAAATAAAGGCTAAATGCAATAGGGCCATTAAATGTATTTGCAGTAAATATGGTTTTAACAATTGCCTTATTAGTAAATGTCTTAAGGTTTGAATTTGTTGTTGTTAGAAGGACTGGCCC